TCTTTGGTTGCGACGCCCATCCTTTTTAACATCTTAGCAGCACCACCGACAGGAGCGGCCAGCCTCAAAAAGACATTTTTAAGCGTCGTTCCGGCTTCCCCTCCTTTTATACCTGCATTTGCAAGCTTGCCGGCTAATGTTGTAAACGTTTCAATCGAAGCACCAGCTGATTTTGCAACTGGTCCACCTTCAGCTATTGCTTCGAACAGCTGTTCCATGTTTGTATTGGCGGTTGTGGTTGTTTTAGCCAATACATCATTGACACGCGCTAAATTTTTGCTAAGTTTTATTGGATCTTCAGTTGCAAGACCGAACGCGCCCAACGTATCAGTTGCGATATCGGTTGCCCTGGCAAGATCAATTGACGCCGCCGTTGCAAGGTCAACAACTCCAGGTAATGCTGCGATTGACATCTGAGCATTGAAACCGGCCATTGCAAGGAAATTGATTGCTTCAGCTGATTGAGTAGCTGTGAATTCTGTTTCCTTTCCGGTTTTTTTGGCTGCAGCTTCGAGTAATTCAAATTCTTTGGTCCCTTTCTTTATTTCACCTGGAAATTTTGCTGCCGCTGACACTATTGTTTGTTCAAATTGCATACCAGTGACAACAGCATCTTTTGCAGCCAAGTTGAGCGCTAAAAATCCAGCAGTAGCTGAAACGGCTAATACTTTGCTGAATTTTTTGGAAAGGTTGTTGACTGAATTTCCGATTGATACAAGGTTGGCTTTTGCAGAACGAGCAAACTTTCCAACAGAATTTGACATGCGGCTCACTGGAGCAGTGATCTTGTCAATTCCCTTGAATATAGCCTCTATTGAAAATTTGCTCGCCATTCATTAACTTTATGATTGTGACGTGATTTTTTTCAAACCTGGTTTGAGACCATCATAAAAAAACTTGATCTCTTTGATCGTAATAGTTCTTAAATCTGGCAGCGATGAATAATCACTGCAAATCTGTAAAATCATCAAACTAATTCCGTCTAAACCTCTTGCTTTTTGTTCAGTTCCGCTTTGAATGATCTTACAAACTAAGAACCTAAAAAAAGCTGAACAACTCCCAGGCAAAACTTATAATCCGGTCCTTGCATTTTTGCAAAAATCTTTGGATCTTGGCTTACTATATTTCCTAGTATTCCATTCATTTTATGGACGTTTTGTCTGTCTTTGTGTCTGTCCATTGATAAATAAGCAATACCGTATGGAAGTTTGAAGTGAAGAGTTTCGATGTCATTGACGGATTTCCTGAGCGTGTAAATGATATCACCGTTTTCATCGATGACAGCGCGTCCTTTCATTACAGCTCTAACTATTCTACGCTTTAAGCGTTCAAAATCTTCTTTGCTTTCAACGTCCATTGTGCTGATATCGTCGTCAATTTCCCATTCTTCAACAAATCGTTTGAATTCATTTTCAGCTGTTTCCAGATCTACTTTTTGATTATCGGTTTCCATTTTGGTTTTATTGTTGTGTTAATATTCCAACGCCAGACAAACCAAAAGTGCAAGTAGCGTTAGTATTTGAATATTTTAGATCATCCGTAATTTGTAATGATCCTTGCCAGACAGCACCGCTTGAATATGTGATAGTTGCCGCGAAAAAATCGTTTCTGTCTGCGAGCTCCTGCAAAAATTCATGATCGCCCGCGAAATCATCACAAACGACTGACAGACCATCCAGCATCAATGGCACCCTTGTTTTTATCAATCTTGCCGTTCCATCGCCATTCGCCATGACTTCATTTTTAAAACCTCCTATCTGTCTGTTGACTTCTGCATCAGCAGGAACAGAAAAATAGCGGCCAGCAAGATCAATACTTTCTATGCTTCCACCAACTGCACTCATTTATTATTCTCCTAAACAGGTGTTCCAAAATAAAAGCCAAAATTTGCAATGATTGATATTATCGTTGTATTACCTGAAATTTGATAAGTAAAATCAACATCTAATCGCCTTGGATTACTTGGACTAATCCCGGCGACGATTGTCTTTTTTGCTGCTTCGGGATCAGAGATAATTGCTTCAAGCGCTAAACCATCAATCATTTTAGCAATGTCAGAAACGGCGCTTTTAGGTTTCCGAGCGTCAGGGTTTACGGTTGCTTGATTGTCAGGAATCAACACTTTCCCTTTCCATGCATCAGCTTCAAAAATTAGACTGAGATTGAAAACAACATTCATCACTTTGATAATGTCATTTACGTATCTGTATGCTGGAGGATCCTCACCGGTTGGATGATAAAAAGTCACTGTATCTGATAATTCAATGATATTATCAACAATTTCAACAGTCGAACAACCACCAGTGACGGCAACTTCGCGGCTTAAATAATCCCATTGGTCGGTTTCAGCTCCTGGTTCTATACCGTTTATTTTTTGACCGGCATAGTCAAGCGGTGGATTTTCATTTGCTACAACAGCAATCCTTGAAACCATTCTCGCAGTAATAACAGCCGGAAAGTGTTTTGAACCTGGAGCGCTCAAAAAACAATTTGTTCTGACAGTTTTATTTGCTTCAGGTGTTATAATCGCCGTCAACACATCGGTTTCTACTGTTGATGTAAAAACAATGGCAGGTTTCCTGACAAGTGCTCCCCATCGAGGCTCAAAAAATTGATTATACTTATCAAGACTATCAGTGTCTGCAGCTTCCATACAATTGATGACTAATGTTTCCCAAATGTTTCCAATCTGTGACAAAGCGGTGTCAACATCAGGGTTTATTGTTCCACCAGTTGGCTGAACGATTGTGAAATCAATTCCAGCAACTGTACCAACAATATTGATGAATATATCATTTCCGCTCGATCCTTTCCATTTAGCGACAAGCTCAACGTCTGTTCCATTGTCTATTGCATTTACAGGCATATCAATGATTGCATTGATTGCCGCTGTGATTGCTGCTGTTGCTTCTGATACTATTGCATCCTTTAGCAAGACAAAAGCTTGTGATTTTATATTATTGATTTCAATAATATAAGTCTGTGTTTCCGTTTGAACACCAACCGGCGTGATTGATCCAGTTGAGGCAATAGCCAGTGGACCATCCTTCAACGGAAAAATAGTCACTGGAATTATTCCTACACCGTCCCCATTTGCCGGCAACAACTCTTTAACCGCTAAATGAAGTGGGGAACCGTACCCGTAATTATCACCAACAAATTTTGGCGTTAAAACTCTGACCTTATCGGTTGTGTAGGAAGCCTGAGCAAGTGTTGATCCCTGTCCAATAACAGCAATCCGCATTGGTAATAATTTAACGCCGCCTCTCAGATTTTTAAAAGCTGTTTCTATTCCAATGACGCGCGCGACGGCTGATTCACTTACTGCAACCATAATTTATCCTTTTAAGTGGTGTCAAATTCTGCTTCAAAAATAATTTTCCCATCAAGAGCTCTTTTTGCTGTAACAAATACTGATTCTAGTGGTTGATATTCGTCTGATATGGCATTTTCATTGAATTTTACCTGCAATTTCATTCTTGCGGCAATGACGTTTTCAACCGGTCTATCTCCTAATTGTGGTTGGAACTTTTCTATTGATGATATCCACCTATTCCAAATCATCCTTTTTTCCCTCAGTCCAACCATTTCAGTCAGTTTTAAATAGGCGTTGTCAGGATGCATTAAAATATTTCTCACTAGCCTAATGACCCTATGCAAATCAACGGCTGTTTGCTCGTCTGCCTTTGCATATCCCCCGGATTCGATATCAGTAGACGGTTTTGACGTGTAAATATCAATATTAAATGATGAGTCACTAGCCTGAGTTTTGACCACGTCACCAACTTTCATATCAAAGTTCGAACTTTCAAACCAAACATTAACAACTGGGAAAGGTTCCTCATTATCTTTGAATCCATCAAGCGGACTAAAACTTTCTAAATATACGTCAAATTTCCACAAATCAGGATCTTTTCCAGCGTCGATTGCCAACTGTTGCTGATGAATGGTTTCATCTGCCAAGATTGCAGCAATTTGAAAACATACTCTTTCAAAATTGTCTTGTTTATCAATCAGTAAAATAGTCATTCTTTGTAAAATTCAAGATAACAAAAAATTAATCCGATAGTTCTGTCTGGATTGCTTTCTTTGACTGTGAAAGTATGGCTCGTTCCGTTAATATCTAAAAATTTTATTATCCAAGGCTTTTTAGTCTTATCTGATTGAACAGCCGGCAAAGCTGTGAAACCCAAATCAGTTAAAGTTTTTACCCTCAAAACAACAGTTGCAACTCTACCAGTGACAGCCTGTCCAGTATCTGGATCAATAGCAAAGGCAATATCGTTTGATTGCCCATTTACCTTTTTCGTCAAACCATCAGGATCAATTATTTCTATTTCATATCCGAACCCAAATTGAGAATCCTCCAAGGTGAATGAAAGATCTGTTTCAGCTATTTCCCTGAAATTCATTTACTTGTTTTTTTTTTGGCACCTGATTTCTGATTAATGTTTTTCTTTCCCGTGGTGTCCGTCGGATCCCCTGATTCATTTTCAGGTGCCGGGGTTTCTTCGAGGGGACCGGATTCAGTTTTTCCTTCAGGAGATTCAGCTTTATTTTCGCCCTCGTTGTCCGTCGGATCCCCTGATTCATTTCCAGGTGCCAGGGTTTCTTCGAGGGGACCGGATTCAGTTTTTCCTTCAGGAGATTCAGCTTTAATTTCTCCAGGGGTGTTTCCTAAATCAGCTGATTCGTTTACAGGTAAAGGGATTTCTCCCTGAGCATTTGTTTCTTTTTTCGGTTCCGTTGCTATCTGTGGCAAACTTTCTTTTTCAACAATTTTTTCAAGAAATCCATTGGCCAAAAAATAATCAATCCTTTTCTGTTTTTCTTCTTTAGTTGCACCTTGGAAGTTTTCCAGCGCTAATTTAGCCCCTTCATGTGCAATACCCATTCGCGTTGATACTGATCTTCTTTCCTTTACTCTGTACTTCATTTGGTTTCCTTTATGGTTTTATGGTGACTCGCCGGCGGAGGGGAACCGACGAATCACCAGGGCAGCATTTTAACAATTAATTAAATCAGATCTGTTTTTAAGAAACGGTAAAGACGCAAAAAGAATCGATATTCGTCGGAATACAAAGCGGAGCAGATTTAACACCGTACTTTGCATTCTGTCCGAAAAAGTCAACAGCTCCGTAGGTATGAAAATCACCTCTGATAATTTGAGGGATATGAGAAAGCCCGATTGACTCCAATCTTGGATCTGTTGTTACAAGTTTTTCGATTCCTGCGAATACTAAGTCAAACCTCGTTTGCGAATTTCCCAACCAAACTTTGTCAGTGGGAATATATGGAACGAGTTCCCCTTCGTTTGGCAGACCAAAACCAACTGGAACTTTATAATATTGTGGATACGTCCAGATATTGATGACATAATCATCAAGCGACAAATTACCATGATAATTCGCGCCCTCTGCATTCATCATTGGCGGAGCGATGTTAACACGATCAACTCTTCTGAAATCAGCCTCTTCTTTGAATTGATTATTATTAAAAAGCAATCGCAACGCACTTTCACCAAAAATTGCATCAGTGGTTTCTGTCTTTCCGTCCTTTCTGTTTAGTTTAGAACCTCCAGACAAGTTATCAATAGGAACCCCGGATGAATTTGACCAGGCTATCGGCGGTGTAATTTGATGTGACACCTTTTGTTTAAAATCTATTGTATCCGAATTGATCAGGGGTACTTGACCGAGGAAAAAAGCGTCGGAAGCTTGTTTTTCAATTGCTCTGTTGATTTTTTCCTGGAGTCTGACCTGATCATCAGTAATCGCCGCGACAATGTCAGCCATGGTGTTTTGATCAAATTCAGTTCGACCAAATAACCTGGACAATCTTTCATTTTCGTTGACATTGGAGAATTCATCATAAACCGGAGGTTCATATTCTTTCGTAGTAAATCTTTTACTCGCGTTTCCTCTCCCACCAGTCCCCCTTATAACATCAACGGCCAAGTCTTCATCATCCCTTTTGATATCGAACACAATTTTTATTGTATCAGATTTGTTTGAATCAGGAGATTGAAACATACTTGACAAAAACATTGTTGGTTTGGCTTTGAGAGTGAACGCTTCAGCCATCGCTTTTCTTATATAATCCATTTTTGCCTCTTTTCTGTGATTTTATTTCAAATAATTTACCTGATTTTAACGTTTAAAACGTTATTGATTGTCAAGTATGTCTGTTCGTACGGCTGCAACTGATTGGATTGAAAAGTTTCTCAATTGTTCTATTGCCTTTTCGGGAACTGATCCACCGGCTTGAACCAAAAGCTTTTCTTTTGATACTTCACCGCCTATCAATATTCTCCTGAATAAATTACCAGCCCCTGTTGCTGTGACATCAACTGGTAATATTCCGCTAGCTTCCCCTGATCCGTCAAAAGCATCTTCAACCCACGGCACCCAAGCCAGATTTTCATCAACGACGTTCAAAGCGAATTTATCACCGGCTGAGAAATCGGTCGCGCCAACTGTAACAGTGAATGATAATCCACCAATAGAAAATGTTGTCAATAAACCTGTTCCTACTCTTAGAGTCAAATTATCTGCAACTAGATTTCCGTTAGGATCCTCCAGTTTAAAAACGCCACCCTCAACCACCGCGAAAGTACATTCCAAATTCCAATCACCAGGAAGTGGCGGACCACCGGGAGCCAAGGCAAAATTCGTCACGGTTCCGTTTCCAACGTTTCCACCATCAGGGGTGACAAGTCCGATCGAACAAACGAGTCGAGCCATTATCAGACCTAAATAATAGGTAATTGCCCCCAAAAATTTTATGACACCATCCTTAAACACAGGATTGAAAACAGGCAATTGCAGACCGTCGTTGTTAGTAATTACTGGATTCATAATTAAACCTCTTTTTTATTGATTGCCTTAGCTGACAATTTGCTTTTTTCCATGACTTGAGAAAGGAATTGTTCTTCATCCTTTTTTTCCTGATCTTTTTTTTCCTGATCTTTTTGCAGGTTTAAATTTTCGTCAGGATTATCTTTCCCCCTGTTTTTTAAGTCATTATTTTTTAGACTGACTGACATGTACTCGGCTAAAACCTCTTGATCCATCAGGCTTTTACCCTCTTTGATACATTCCAAACCGTATTCAATCGCGCCGGTACTTTTAGCCATTTTAATGTGGCCAATTGCCTGCTTCCTTTCCAATTCTCTGCCTTCGTCAACAATTTCCGCGTAAGCTTCGGGGAATTGATCTTTTATTTCATCTTTATTCATGGCGTTTGCCTCGCTTTTCTTTTGTTTATTAAATTTGTCAAGGTAACGTTGTAAAGTTGACTTGACGCGCTCTTTTTCCGCCGCTGGAATTCCAGCTGTTTGTGGCAATCTGGCAAGAGCATTTCTAACGGCTCTAATGTTGATAACTTTCTTTCCGCCTTCAACATCTGCAATTGGTAATTTATAGGCAGCAAAATTTTCTGAATTCTTATTATCAAACCAAGAAAAATAATTTTTGTACTGTTTATCAGTGGATCCTGAATTATTTGGACCGTCTTGACTTCCTGTGTGCTGGCGAACCCTCTTTTCTGCTGATGTTTTATCCCATGTTTTATCAATAAAACCTGAGACGTTATCAAACGGGATTACCGTTAATTTTATGTCAGTTGATCCGTCATGTAATTCTGGGTTAAATAAGTTTCCTGAATTGCTGATACGTTGTGATTCTGGAATTATTTCGTCAATCATTCCCCTTTCTAGTGCTTCGTCAGCAAGAAAAATAGAACCTTGACCGTAATCGCTGATTACCTTTTTCAGATTTATGATTTTCCCTGTTGCCGCTGATCTTCCATCCGATATTTTTTGAAGAAATTTCAGTTCAACATCATCCAACATTCTTTGAATTTCTTTTTCCCCTTCGTTGGTGAATGCATCTGGATTCTTATTTTTTGCGTTTGAGCTCCTGATCGTTTTGATCATGCCTTTATTATCAAAAGCCCTTGTCATAACTCCCAACGATCCAATTTCATTAGAATCATTAGTAGAGATAATTCTATCCGCTTGACTTGCTAAACCATATCCGGCTGAAGCTGCCATTCCAATGATTTCAGCAATAATCGGTTTTTTTGCTGAAGCTAAAGCGTTGATAGTTTCAGTCAGACCTATCCATTCTCCGCCCGGTGTATTGAATAACAATTTAGTTTTTTCAATATTTTTTTCTGCATCAGCCTTTTCAACACCAGCTATAATGTCATCATAGCTGGTGTTTTCCCCACCAAAAATCGAATAAAAGAAATCAGGCTTCTTTGTTAACGGTCCAAATACTGGGATAATTGCGGTTTTTCCATCAACCCTATAAAGCTCTTTTTGTTGGTTATTTCTGATTGAAATCTTTGTCGCCAGCTCTCTGAGTGTATCTTCAGACAGTTTACTACTATTAACTTTTTCGTAAAAATCGCTCAACCAGAAAGGATCTATCAACAAAACGTTCATATTATTTTTTAAAATTGAAATAGATTGTCAAAACAGCTGTAATAAAAGCCCCAAAACTGGCTGTCATTGAAGTATATATTCTGAGCATGACGTCCCTTTTAGCTGTCTTAACAGCTTCAGTTTTAGAATCTATAATTTTTTTTTCAAGTTCTCGCTTATCATCTTTGATTTGTTTTTTTAAATCTGTCACATTTTCTTTGATGGTCTTCATTGTCTCAGTATTTACTGTTGTTTCGTGGATATTTTTTTCTAATTTCTCAGCGATGTTTTCGACTTTTGTTCTAACGTCAGAAATTTTTTCGTCTATCCGCTGCAACACTGACAAACCATCATTGATTGATTTACTGTCAAGTCTTTCAGATATTTTTTTCAATAATTCTAAAAGATTTTCTTCCATATGATTAATAGAGTTGTTCAGATTCAACAAAGTTTACTCTTGCTTGCACAACAGCAGTTTGAACTTCATCAGATTCGGTTGAAATATCCTGGTAAGGACCGATAGCTCTGATTTTTTGTTCATTCGTCATCTTACCGTCAACGATAAAATAACTCTTCAATCTAACAATAAAATTATCAACTTCAATTCGCTCGGGAGAAAAGCACATTTAAACCTCAATCTCATAATCGACGAAATAATGGATTATTGCTGAATTACCAACACCGCCTATGATATCAGTATCAAGCAAAGGTGTTTTTAAAGCTGGTGATTGTGGTGCCAGGGTAAAAATCATTATATTACTATTATAATTTACTAATGCTTGTGGAATATATCCGGCCCTTCCAATACCGTTTACCTCGATAACCGGAACAGCAGCATTGAAAAGCACATTTTTAACCAGATAGGGAAAATTTTGAAAACTCAATTGCCCGGATGCCCCAGTTTTCTGAAAAACAACATAACCAAGAATTTTTATGAAACCATCCTTCAAGGAAAATCTGTTTTTTTGATCGATAATCGTCTGTGGTGTCACCCCAATATGAACAGCCAGATCAAAAAAACCGGTTGATGGTTTTATTTCTCTCGTGACTTTATTTCCTATCAGTCCGTAATTCAAAATCATAAATCAACCCTTACTTTTCCGTCAGTCGCCTTGTGATAGACATAAACGTCAATCAACTCTTGTGAATTTATTTCACTCGTTTGATACTGCATTTTGACTTCTGGTTGCTCTGTAGGTTCAGGATCTCCTGTAAGTCTGTATGTATGATACCACTCTGAATCAGTCGGTTCAATAATGTGAACGAATCCTTCCAAAACTGAGGTTGCTACTATCACCCACTCATTAGCTGTAACGGGAACAAAAACTGGATTTGCCATCAGTTAGCCATTTCAAAAAATTGATTTAATTTATCTTCCATGATTTCTTCGATACTATCGCTTATCAAATTTTTTATTTCTTCTTTCTGACTTAAAAAATTTGAATTGTTCTCATTGGATAAGGAAAGTGATTTTTGCTTTATCAGCCCCGCATCAACAAGAGGTTTGAGTGTTTCTGCCAACAATTCATTTTCTTTTTTAAGTTGTCTTGCAACACGAGTAAATTTCATTCCGGTCAGTTCCTTTGCACTTCTATCACGAGTCGAAAAACCTTCCGCGCACATGTCCTTTTTAGATTTAACCTCTTTAACCGGGTCAACATGAGGCTTTATTGCTCCAGACCAATCGGAATCGATCCAAGCTCCAAATATTTCAAATTTTTCTCTGTTGAAATATGATTCTAAAAATCCGGGGGCTTCAATTCTGTCAGTCAAAGCCATGGAAACCAGCCAGTTTTCATGTCTTGGTTTCAGAAAATCATCAGAAAATTCACTTCTTTCTTTATTGAGGAAAATTGCAAATTCAGAATTTGCCATACGGGAAGAAGAATAATTCGAACGAAAAGCAAGTTTAAGGATTTCCGGAGGAACTTCGCAAGCCCACGAAATAGCATTGATGATTGTGTCTTCGAAAAGTTGAAAATTGACATTAGGTCTTTTTGTGTCAAATCCTTGCGGTTCCTCTCCTTTTGCTAATTCTTCAATTCCCATGCCGGGAACCCAATTATTTATTTTAAAATCTCTGGTTTCTCCGTTTTCATCAGTTACTGTTTCAGTTCCTTTTCTAGTTGCACCACCGGAAAGAGGTCTTGTCCCTATTCTGTCAGAAGTTTTCTTGATAAAAAGAGCAATCATTGAATTGATAACAGCCGCCCTTTGTTCACTGTCTCTATATCGATCAATTTCTTTGAGCGATTGAGCGATGGCAGCAAGCAAAGGAATTCCTCTTACATCATCCAGTAATCTTTTTGTTCCGTAGATCAACCAGGCAACACGACGTCCTGAATTATCACCGTAAGCGGGGATTTTCTTGGATACGTTTTTTTTATTGATTGTAGCTTGAATATAAAATGCGACGTGACGGTCATTAGAATCAAGTTCAACGCCGTGAATTATTCTGTGCCCCTTGTCTTCTGCCTGTTTAATTAAGGATTTTTCTGGAGGTTGTTTGATGTGTCTCCCGTCAATAATTTCTGTGACAGGCAATTGCGTTTTATCATCCTGTCTCAATATGACCAATGCATCACCTGAGATCAAAGCTGTTTTCTTTGCAACTGCTTGCAACTGACCATCTGTGTATTGTCCCTTGGCGTCAACCAGGTCTTTATTGTTTCCCCATATGCGATAGAGATTTTCAACATTTTCTGACCAAGCATTAATGAAATCGTCATCTAATCCTAAAACATCTCCATTTGGTGTAGCTTCGAGCGAAAGTCCGGTGTTAATTATGTTTGTGATCAGGCGATTGATTAAACCGCTTGCATATAGATTTTCAGTGAAAAGCTGGACTGACCTTAAGCGCAACGTCCAGTAGTCAACAAATTCATAATCCTTTGTAATGCCAAAACCGCCGGGAAATTTATCACCGTCAAACAAAGAATTAAAAATATTTGATGTAAATAATTTGTATGTTATCTGATTTACTAATTCTGACGTAGAAGTAGCGGCGGAGTCATTTTGACTTTCGATTGGTGGCGGGACTGCTGCAGATTTTTTTCTTAAAAAATCAAACATCAGATTTTTAGAAGTAAGGGTTTATTTTTACCGTTGCCCCTTGGCACCTTGCAAGAATTGTTGAACGCCTATCAAGTAACATGTTTACTTGGTCTTGTAACATCGAAATATCATCTCGTGTAACACTCTGTCTTGTTTGACCAGTATCCAAAGTGTAGCTTTTATGGGGATTTGAATATAAAAAGTTTATCGCTTCATTCAATTTTCCAATTTGAGATTCAATAACTGAAACCTGACTTTCTAAAAAGGTATCTGTCATATTTGTATGTAATTTAATTCACTATAGTGAAATTCGATAGACTAATTAGAAACCTAATTCGGTTTATTTGTCAAATGGTTTTAAACTATTTTTTTTTTGAAGTGATGATAATAGGGGAAAAAATGATTTCAGGTTTGATTTTCAATCAGATATGACCAGTATTTATCGTAAACTATTCCATCTAATTGCAATTCATGAACGCAGATATTGAAAGCGTGAAAATCTAAAGCCGCCATATTATAAATTCTACAATCCCAAGCGTGATTTGGTTGCCCTTTGATAGATCTCCAATAATAGCCAAGTCGTTGCTTCGTTTTTTTGTGATATTCAACCACTTTTTCTTCAGCTTCGTACATTCTGAAATAATCGTCCCCGTAGTCATCAGGATAATTGGGATAACCTGGCGGCTGTTTTTCACCGTCATTCCAATCAGATCTAAGATAGGTGGCTAGTTTATCCTTATAAGTATTATGATTGATTGAATAAAATGGGTCTCCGTATTTATTTTTTGACTCGTGGAAAAGTGTTTTATAGGTTTTGTTTTTAGGAAGGCTGTCACGTCCAAAGATTGCATATACGCCGCTTGAATACTGATTGCAGAATTGATAAACCTCATCTGTTTTATATCCAGCATCTATGAATGAAATTTGAACGTTATAAATTCTGTTGTCGTCTGACTTCCAAACTTCTGTTTCAATTATGTTTGAAAGCTTTTTCCAGGGAGAATTAGCGCTGTGTAAGTCTTCAATGTCTCCCTCAATTAATCTCCAATCTATTGAGTAGGTACACCCGTTGACACACCAACCTAAAATTTCAACGTCCAATCTGTCTTTATGAGGATCACAAGCCAAAGTCAAAATTAAAATTCTGGATCCAGTTTCGATAAGCGCGCGGTGATTGTTTATTTGATTTCTTGAATAGGTTCCGCGTCTATGCTGGATTACTTTCTCATATTTTGGAGCCGCTCCGCGCTCTTCAAATGGCAATCCTTCAACAGTATTTCTGAATGTTTTGTATGATTCGATGTCTTTGACCCTCTGATTTTTAACATCCCACCACTGAAGCCATTTGAAGCACATCGTTTCCCAGGAATACATCCCAACAGGTGCATAAAAAGACGGCAACCAATATGATTCGGTGAAAGGTTCTTTTGGCGTGGCAGTTGGTCGCCACTCTCCCCGTGGTAAAAACCACGTTTTATCATAATTTTTCCAAGGCTTGAGGCAGAATTCGCATATATAAACCACAGAATCTGGAATAAGTTCATGATTATCATTGACTTTAAAATCAAAAGCAAATTTTTTGCCGTCATCCCTCACCCCTCTCAGTCTCAAAAATTGCATTCCTCCACAATGCTTGCACGGAACAAAATAGTGTTGTTGATCGCCTCTTATGTATTGCTTATAAATTTTTGATGTTTGTAAAACAAGCGGGGTACTCAAATAAAGAATTTTTTTAACATCGTCATAGGCGTTTGTTCTATTTTCAAACAATTCTTCAATTGATCCTTCCCGAGCTATAACATCCGGCCAGCTTTCAAACTCATCAGCAATTGCTATTTTAACGGAATTTTGTCTGATTCTTTGACCGCTCCTGGCTCCGTATGAAAGCAAAAAACCACCGCTGAAATCTTTCCTGTCCGTGGTATCACCAGTTTTTTTACTGTTGGGGTCTGGATTTCTGATTTTGTGGGATAATCCGCAATTTGAAATCATTTGATCGACTTTTATTTCAACGGCTGTTTTTGCTAGTGTCGCGTCACCGGTGACGAATAGCATCGGAGCCGGTTCAACGTCAATGGTATAACCGATCAGGTTTTCCACAAGTCCGACTGATCCACCCACCTGTGACGCCTTCATTAATACTACTTTCCTGCATGGATTTGTAGGTGAGAAACAATTCATCATTTTGACAAGATAGGGTGTGTAATTGTTATCCCAGTTCCCAGGTTTTGA